TAGAAACAGATGTTCAAGAGTTACAAATCAAAAAAGACGAAATAGAAAGTTCTATCAGTAAGGATAACTAAATGGCTAAGATATTGGACAAACCGCTGGATAATGTAAGTGTTCCAGGTGAGGGTGTAGTCAAGAAAAATGAACTTCGTGCGATATTAAAAAACATATCGGTTAAAGTTCCGGCTGCGCAATCAAACTCAAATTTAGAAGTATTTGAAGTTTTAGAACTAAAAACTGATGCTGAAACAAAACAACAAGAAGTTGTTGGTAGATATGTTTATTCTCAACACGGAGACATTGAGGTTAACAATTATAAACCTTGTAATTCTAATATTGTTCAATATCCTATGGTTGGAGAATTGTGGTTAGGACTTAGTTATAAAGATGAAAATTTTTATTTAGCAAGATTAAGTGATACTGATATTTCAGTAAACTACCAGAAATTAGGAGAAAGTGAAAAAGTAATTTCACCAGGTGTAGATAACACAGATGTAAAAACACCAAAGGAAAGTATTTTATCTCGATTATTTGGAACTACAAAAAAAGATATAAACCCAACAGCTAAAGCTTTTGAAGAAGGGTCAACACTTATCCAAGGTAGATTTGATAACTATATAAATCTTGGTAGTGATGAAGAGAGTAGAGGTATAATAAATATCAATAACGCTGATATTGCAACTATTGATATTGGTATAAAAGAACAAGTTACTTTTAGTGAAATAGGTAGAGAAATATTTCCAGAAGTAAAAGAAGCAGCAACCATTACAATGGACGCAGATAGGATAGAATTAAATGCAAGAGATACTGGTATTGAAATTGTATCACAAGATAGTATTCTTATTGATTCAAATGATGGTGATATATTATTAGAAGCAGCAGATAGAATTAGATTAAGACCAAGAAATAGTGTTATTGATTTTGAAACTAATGGTGGACAAAAAAGAGATTTTGCAAATCCAGACGGAGATACAATGATGCCTAAGTATGTAAAAGAAAGGGCTGGAGATTTAAGACCATTGGTTGAAATTTTTAAATTAGAATTACAGGCATTACCTTATTTAATATTACCACCCGTATTACCAGGTGGAATACCTAATCCAAGTTTTATGATAGGTATGAAAATTAAATACGACGCAATAAAATTTTATATAGAAATGATTAAAAGATTTATAACTTTAGAATGGTTACCTAAACACGATTTTGAAATGGTGAACATTCAAGAGGTGGTAAAGGAACTTGGTTTAGGAGATTTACCAGGTATTGGCGAACTTGGTGGATTTGAGGGTGTTCTATCTGATATAGCTGGAGCAAAAGCTAAACTTGAAATTATGAAAGGTGTAGCAGATGGTATAGCACAAAGTTCACAGCAAGTAGGAGGTCAATTAAATTCAATCGTAGAAAGTGGAGAAGTAGAACCAAGTGATTTTATAACAACACTTGATGAGTTTGAAAGTAATCCAGATAACCCACCAATAGATACAACAGATGTAAGAGATATTATATCAGATGGTGCTAATTCAAAAGAATTACAAAGATACTTTTTAAATGGTGGTTCACCAAAATTACAAGAATTAGTAAGAAATGCTGCACAGGGTCAACAAGATGTAGCACAATTAGAGCAAGTAATTAATCTTGCAGAAATATCACAATTAGCAAAACAGGAGTAATAATGAATAAAAGTAAGTTAAAAAATATAATTGAATTAGTTGTCCGTAAAGAAGTTAAAAAACAACTTAGCGAGATATTTATTAATGAAGAAAAAGAAATCAAATTAGCAGAAACGATTTCTAAACCTAAACCTAAAAAGGTTATCAAAAAACCTAAAAAACAATACACAAAAAACACAGCGTTAAATGAAGTATTGAACCAAACCAAACCATTAGGTTCACCAATGGAAGATGAATATCCATCATTGGGTGGTGGAGTATTAGGTAGTGATAATATGGCAGAAGTATTGGGTTATGGGAATTTAGGTCGTGGACAGAATAAAGAAAAAGCAAGAGAAATGGGAGCGGTTGATACAATCAAGAAAGCAGGTGTTTCAGTAGACCAAGTGCCAGAAGATGTTCAAAACGCATTAACTCGTGATTATTCTGGTTTGATGAAAGCAATCAATAAAAAGAAAACAGGTGAAGGTGGGTTTAGACCATAATGGCAAGAAGTGTAAAAGAAATAGATAGAAATGATGACAAGTATGTCGGAATAAGATTTCCATTGGATTATAGTCCAGAGGGATTTTTCTATAAAACGAAAACCGTATTAGAACAATCAAAAGCAAATCTTAGAAATCTATTACTTACCACACCAGGTGAAAGAGTATTTCAACCAAACTTTGGAAGTCGTTTAAAAAATATAGTCTTTGAACAAGGACAAGATATTCCTAATAGGGTTGATGAAGCTATTAGAATAGCTACTGATACTTTCTTACCTTATATCAACATTATAAATGTATTCACTATACAAGAACAAAATCAAGTCAATATTCAGGTTGAGTTTTCAGTCACACTTAATCCAGATGTAATTGAATTATTATCATTTGACTTTAGAATTGGAGAATAGAAATGTCCGACTACGGAACAAATAAAAAAACATTATCAAAAGAAGTAAATTATCTCGGTAGAGACTTTACAGATATTAGAGAAAACTTAATAGAGTTTGCGAAATCATATTTCCCAAATCAATACAATGACTTTAATGAAGCATCACCAGGTATGATGTTTGTTGAAATGGCAGCGTATGTGGGAGATGTATTGAATTACTATGTTGATAACCAATTCAGAGAAACTTTAATTCAATTCGCAGAAGAAAGAAAAAATGTATTGTCAATCGCTCAGTCATATGGGTATAAACCAAGATTAGCATCACCTGCTATTGTTGAGATGACATTTAGTATTGATGTTCCAGCAGTAGCTATTGACGCAAATAATTACAAACCCAATTTAGATTTTGCAGGAAAGATAGAATCCAATTCAACTCTGGTAGCAAATAATGGAACAGAATTTACATTATTAGATGATGTTGATTTTAAAGTATCGAGTTCATTAGATAATATGGAAGTAAAAGCATTACAACCTACATCAGGTAATATTCCTACAAACTTTAGATTAACTAAAAAAGGTATGGCTCAATCTGGTGTAAGAGAAGAAGAAGAATTTACATTTACAAGTGCAAAAGAATTCGATAAAATTATTTTATCTAATGATAAAGTTACAAGTATAGTTGAAGTTACAGATAGTGAAAATAATAAATTTTATGAAGTTCCATTTTTAGCACAGGATACGGTTTTTGAAGATGAAGAAAATTCAACGCTCAATGACCCAGCTCTATCTGAATTTAAAACTGATACACCTTATTTGTTAAAATTAATAAAGGCATCAAGAAGATTTACAACAAGAGCTCGTGATGACAATCGTATGGAATTGAGATTCGGTTCAGGTATTAGTGATAATGCAGATGAAGAAATAATTCCAAATCCAGACAATGTCGGTTCAAGGTTAGGTCTTGGTGTATCAAGATTAGATGAGTCATTTGACCCAAGTAATTTCTTAAAGACAAGAACATTTGGATTAGCACCAAGTAACACAACACTTACCGTATCTTATAATTATGGTGGAGCAGTAGAACATAATGTATCAACAAATAGTATAACATCTTTTAATAGATTAACTTATACAAATACTACACAAGGTTTAAGTGCAACTACATTAGCTGCGGTAAAAGCAAGTATCACACCTATTAATGAAGAACCAGCTTCGGGTGGAGCTTCAACAGAAACCATTACAGAAATAAAACAAAATGCATCTGCTTACTTTAACGCACAAAATAGAGCAGTTACAAAAGCAGACTACATAACAAGAGTTTACTCTTTACCACAAAAATATGGTAATGTAGCAAAAGCATTTATTGTTCAAGATGAACAATTAGAACAGAATGGACAATTAGTTATTAATGATGGATTAGTAGTTGATACGAGAAGTCAAGGAACAGAAGTTAAAAATCCATTAGCACTAAATATGTATTTATTAGGATACGACTCAACCAAAAGTTTAGTTAGATTGAATAGAGCAGTAAAACAAAATGTTAAGACTTATCTTTCACAATATAGATTATTAACAGACGCTATCAATATTAAAGACGGATACATAATTAATTTTGGTGTAAAATACAATATTGTTACAAAGAGAGGGTATAATAAAAATGATGTATTGTTTAGAACAATACAAAAAGTAAAAGAATTCTTTCAAGTAGAGAAGTGGCAAATGAATCAACCAATTATATTGAGTGATTTAGCATATCAGATTTCTACTTGTGAGGGTGTAGTATCATTAGTTCCACCAGCAGAAAATAATCCAAACAATGAACTTATACTTATTGAGAATAAGTTTGAAACAGGTCTTGGATATAGTGGTAATACTTATGATATGTTATCAGCTACAAAAGACGGAATCATTTATCCATCATTAGACCCAAGTATATTTGAATTAAAAAACCCAAATAGCGATATTGAGGGTAGAGTAGTGGGAGATAGATAATGCATTATTTTGAATTTGGTAAAAGAGATACAACACTTTATTCTGGTGGAACAACAGCATCAAGAAATACTGGTATTGATGAAATATTGGAAATTAATAAAGTTGTAAACAACAATGGTACGGTAGGTAATGTATCAAGAGTATTGATTGACTTTGATTTAAGTTTTATCTCTAAGTCTATACAGGACGGGAAGATACCTTCTACTGCAAAATATTATTTAAATTTATTTGACGCAACTTCAGAAGAAG